ATCTGTAAGATTAACAATATATCTAACACCAGTAAATGTTCCGACTATAACCGAAGCTACAACCGGAACCATTACTATATTTTTTTTTAATATATCTACTAAATTCATTACTTAACTATGTAAGCCACAACTAGAACTGCAATTATGATACATTCAACTTTGTGATCTGACCAGTAATGCATAGCTTTACCTTTTATTTTATCAATCATTTTTTTTCTCCTCGATTTCATAGAAGAACTTGTCTGTATCTTCTGTACGCCAAGCTCTACTATCTTCTACATTCCATTCAGAGGTCTGCACTTTCCAGTCAGGAGTATTATCTTTCACAGTGAAAGAAGGTATATCCCATATACATCTGTTGTTAGGTTGTGCTGCATAATTGCCATCATCTAAAGCAATAATGTGAGCGCACTTGTGCTCGTGCGGAATCTCTGAATGATCAGTGTCAAGTATGTTACTCTCTGGATGTGCAAAGTCAACAGTAAATAAATATTTACCTGCGTGCCATTTTTTGTCTTTTCCTATATACTTACCGGCTTGTCCGTCTAAAATATCCCAGCGATGAACAGCAGGATAATAAGAAAAACAATTCCAGAGCTGTAGTTCATCAAGTCGTCTTGTGGGCACTCTATGTGCTTCAAATCCCTGTTGAATAAACGCGCTAATTGGTAAGCGATAAAATATTGCACCGTTTTCCATAATAGCATGCCATAGTATAGCACGACCTGTAATAGCGCTAAGACCAAAGATAATGCAGTCTTCAACTTCTCCATGATGTTTTTTACAATCATATAAATATTCTCTTCTTATTTGTGCATAAGTTGGTGGTATGTTTGCATTCAAGTAAGCCATAATTTATCCTCATTTTATACTACCCCAATTGGGTCCAGATTCATAGTCCACTTTATTTTTAACCTCAAGAGGTATCGTTTGTTCCATTGTCTCTTTAATTAATTTTGGTTCGTGGTCCGTGATCGAAAAACAAAGTTCATCGTGTATTTGTATGTGAGGTATTATACCTTTTTCATATAGATCGACCATGGACTTCTTTGTCATATCTGCAGCTGATCCCTGTATCAATCTATTCAAAGCTTTGTAGGTAAACGCAGGTGTATAGTACCTATCAAAATAATCCATGTAGTTTGAATCTATCTTGTTCTCTTTATATTTATCTAGCATCTCTGCCTTAAATGCTTCCATCGCTTGCTCTTTCGTATACAATGGCACTTCATTAAATCTATTTATTTCAGGGTTCCATTCTTTATTAGTTGTCTCCCATTTATCAAACCTGCAGAATCTATCGTACAGTGTAAATAATAATCTATTATCTTTAGCAAAAGTTATTAGTTCTTGTGATAGCTGACGTACAAAAGGGACTCTTCCATGATATTCATTAAATAATTCTCTTGCCTGTCGTTGATCAAGGCCCAACTCTCTCTGTAGCTTAATCTTACCCATACCATAGAACAAACCTAGGTTGATTGTTTTTGCCTGTTTCCTGGAGATATTAGCCATGTCAGCAACGATTTGATGAAAATCTGCATCATCCTTGTTAAATTCTTCTTGAAGGTTCTCCGTGCCTGGTAGGCCCAGTTTTATAGCGTAATGCACCACAATACGTGGCTCCTGTTGTGAGTAATCAAAACTACCCCATTTACAACCCTCTTCTGGTATAAACAATTCTCTCATCTTTTGACCTATAAAACCTTTTGCAGGTATCTGTTGTAGATTAGGATTTGACATACTGAATCTACCTGTAACCGTACCACCCGAATCTGATCTTATCTGATTTATATCTGCATGTATTCTACCCTCATGCACATATTCTAGTAATCCATCTATAAAAGTATTTGCTGCCTTGTCATACTCTCTTGCTTTTGCAATCATACGCAGGCATTTGTTACTATGTGTTTTAAGATAATCTTTTGGTAGTTGTGGCATCTTAGATTTAGGAGTGACCTTGTAATCTTTTATGTGTAGATGATCTAATAATTTTTTGATTGATGCTGCAGCCCAGATGTCAACTCTGACTGTTGTCAAAGATTCAATTGCTTTTAATATCTGTTCTCTTCTTTTTTTAAGATGTCTTCCAAACTCAATAGCTTTTGCGACATCTATTCTAACGCCTTTGAATTTCATGTCAACTAAACATAAAAATAATTTTGTTTCTAATTCAAATATTTGTCTACAAGTTAAATTTACGTCTTGCTTTGCATATTCTTTTACAATCGATGCAGGTAGTTTATGCATGTTAGTCATTGGGTCTTTGACTGTACCACCAGACCATTCTAATGTTTTTTGTTGTAGATCGTATTTGTATTTCTCTTCATTAAGATAATCTTTTGATAGTGAGTCTAGTGAATATTTAAATCTATTTTCATCAATAACAGATGCAGCTATCATTGTGTCAACAATTCTACCTTTCATCTTCATACCTGTTACAGCTCTGATCCAACATACATCATACATCGCATTGTGAAATACTTTTGTAATGTTTTCGTTTTGAAATATTTTTTCGTTAAGAGCATCCCATATCTTTTCATCTCTTTTATAATCTATAAATATATCTGAATGACGTAGAGGAAAATAAGCTGTCTCTTTTCCTGTTGCAACTGCAATACCACATATAAAACCATCATTACGTATAGCACCTAGACCTTTTGTTTTAAGATTAGGATCGTATGTTTCTATATCGACTGCAACCGTATCTACATCTTTTAAGTCTAGATCAATTGGGTGTTTACACATTATAATCTCTCTCTAATATCATTTCTAAATAGTGTATCGCTTTCTTGATGTCTTCTTCTTTCCCCTTCGCAGAGTGTCTGCATATATATTTAATAGCATTTCCTTCTGCAAAAAGCAATTTATTCTCATTTATAAACTCTGCAGGTTGAATCTTAAATTTTTTATAATGAGATCCTCCGTGTTGTTTGTCTAAGGATGTGTATCCTGTTCCTTTAAATATACTACTGTTTGTCATCTTTCTCCTAACCTCCTTCTATATTTATCTTGAGTTGATATGGTCCAACAATCATATTTACCACGACTGTAAGCAACATACTTTAATCTTAATTGTGTAAAATAATCTTCTTTTCTAAATCTAGATTCATCGACTATGACATTGTCAAATGTTAAACCTTTTACTGTATGTATGTTTGCATACTGAACTCTTACATCTCCCTCTAAATCAAAACCTTTTTGTAATATTTTTTTAATGTATAATAATCTTTTTTCGTAATCTTCCTTCTTACC